CGCTACGGCCTGCCAGAGAAAATGGGCGGGTGGACAGAGTTCGGCAATACCTTGGTCAACTTTGTCGGCGCGGCCAGTGAAATCTTCACGTGGAATGGGCTTGACGGCGTACCCTACGCGGCCCTCGGAACAAACCGTAAGGTCTATGCTTTCTATGGTGGCGCGTGGGCCGACATCACTCCCATTCGGGCCTCTGGGGCATGTACCTTTACCACCACCAACGGCAGCACTACAGTCGTTGTCAATGACACGGCCCACGGAGCAAATGAAGGAGACTTTGTTACTTTTAGCGCCGTCTCGGGAAACCCAGGAGGGATCACGAATGCCAGCCTTACCAATGAGTTTGAGATTCAAGAAGTATTGACCACTGGCACATACACCATTGTCTCCCCAACTCCAGCCACCTCCACGGTAGCGACGGCCGGCGCGGCCACGGCGACCTACCAGATTAACGTCGGAAGTGACATCAGCTTTGTAGACTTTGGCTGGGGTACAGGCACTTGGGGCTTGAGCACCTGGGGCACGCCACGGCCGGCTTCTACAGGGTTGTCGTTGCTGGCCAGGGTCTGGCAGTTTGACAACTTTGGTGAGAATTTAATTTTACAGCTGGCGGATGGCGGCATCTACGAGTGGGCTCCAAGCGGAGGCCTCGGAACGCGGGCCACGGCCATCTCAGGCGCGCCCACCAAATCCAAGTACGCGCTGGTGTCTACGCCAGACAGGCACCTGGTGTGCTTTGGCACGGAGTCCACGCTGGGGGACCCAACGAGCCAGGACCCGATGTTTGTGCGCTTTTCTGACCAAGAGGACATCAACGACTTTGTCGCTACTGCAACCAACACGGCCGGCGGACAACGGCTCACGGACGGTAACGAGATTGTCTCGGCCCTGCGTTCACGTGGCCAGATTTTGATTTGGACAGACACATCCATTCATGGCCAACAGTTTCTTGGCCCACCTTATACTTTTGGCTTCCAGCAGCTGGGTGCCAACTGCGGCATCATCGCGCCCCACGCGTCTGCTGACGTAAATGGCGTAGCGTACTGGATGAGCAAGGACGCGTTCTTTGTGTTTGACGGTACGGTCAAGAAGATTCCTTGCACTGTGCAGGACTACGTTTTTGAAGACCTGAACATTGCACAGGCCACTGCCGTGAACGTGGGCATCAACACCCAGTTTAACGAGGTGACGTGGTTCTACCCGTCCCTTAGCAGCGACTATGTCAACCGCTTTGTAACGTACAACTACATGGAAAACGTCTGGTCAGTGGGCACTATGTCGCGCACCGCATGGACAGACATTGGTACGTTTGAGAAGCCCTTGGCCACGGAATATGACCCAGCGGACAACGAGGCCACTCTCACCACAATCTACGGCCTCACAGCAGGTCGTAGCCATTTGTACAACCAGGAAGATGGTGTAGACGCCAACGGTGTGGCAATTGAGGCTTACATTTATTCTGGCTACTTTGATATTGGTGACGGTGACCAGATGCTGCTGATGCAAAAGTTCATCCCTGACTTTAAGCGTCAAGTAGGGGAGTTGATAGTGCGACTGCTTTTGCGCCCCTATCCGCAGGCCTCTGCAGTAGCAAGCTCCTTGGACCCTTATCCAATTACTCCTACCACACAGTTTGTCAGCACGCGTGCGCGAGGCAGGCAAATTCAACTGCGCATTGAGAGCGATGAGCTGGGCGGGTGGTGGCGCTATGGCACGCTGCGCGTAGATGTTCAACCGGATGGCTTGCGATGAGCAAAATTACCAACGTTCGCCTGCCCAACGCGTCGCCGTCGGGCTACGACCCACAGCAGTTTAACCAACTGGTGCGTTCGCTTGAGCAAATTATTTTGCAACTCAACAACACCTACACACCTATCGTTACGGAGGACAAGGACCAAGCGCAAGCCTGGTTCTTTGGAAAATAATGGGAAACGCATACAAACGATTTGAAGAAACCTTGACCTCTGCCGTTGCAAACACTGTACTGACGGTTCCTGCGGCCACAACGGCTATTGTCAAATCTATTTGGATAGCAAACACAAACGCGGCAAGCACCAATATAACCGTCACCTTTTCCCCTAGTGGAAGCGGAACACACTATTTAGTGCCTTTGGAAGCAGTAGCCCCCAACAAGTATGTAGACCTCTTGGCCGGTTGGAACGCGGGCCCTCTGGTACTTGAGCAACTTGACGCGTTGGTGGTCACATCTTCGCAGAGCAGTGTTTACGTTGTGGTAAGCGCTCTTTTAGTAGACAGAAGTTGAGAATCTAATGGATAATATTGCCATTAACGCGTCCTTTCCCGGCGCGCGGCCCGTGAGGCCTTTGGCAAAAACTGGAAAGGACTATCATGGCGAATGAAGGAATCATGGCTATGCCTCAGGGCATGGGTATGCAGGGCGAACAAGCCCAACAAGAACAACCGACCGTCACGAGCGCTGACTCGTATGACGCCGCGATGACCGCCCTTGGCATGGTCAATCCAGGCGAGGACGTTGCGTTAAAAGAGGCCATTCGCCAAAACATTGGTGACCTTCAGCTCACGCCTGTGCAGCTTGACGTGCTTATTCAGGTTTTTGAATACGTTAGCCAGAATCCTGGCGACTACAAAAACTTGCTTCAAAAGCTGATGGAAGTCGGTGCCCTTGATAAAGGGGACATGCCAGATGAATACGATCCTGAGTTCATTGGCTCAATGCTCGCGGTGCTGCAAGAGATGCGGCAGATGCAGGGCGCTGGCGCTCAAGAACCCATGGACCTGTCTCCTGTTGTTCAAAACCTGCAGCCCATGGGCATGGCCTCTGGCGGCTTGGCTGATGTTGGCCAGTACCTCGCAGGCAAGGGCCGTGGCGGTGACAGCATCCTGGCACACATTACTCCTGAAGAAGCTGAAATGTTGCGCAGCCGTGGCGGCTCAGGCACGATTAACCCTGCTACAGGCCTACCTGAGTTTAAAGGTGGCGTGCTTGGCAAGGTTGTTAGGGCCGTTAAGGGCGTCGTCAAAGGTGTTGTGAACGTCGTCAAAGACGTACTGAAATCACCTGTTGGGCGTATCTTGGGCACCATTGCGTTGGCCGCTGTCCTCGGACCAGCAGGCGTGGGCCTCTCGATGGGCACTGCAGCGGGTCTTGCGGGCGCGGGCACGACGCTCATGGCCGGCGGATCAATCAAGGAAGCCTTGATCTCTGGCGCGATGGGCTACATTGGCGGCGGCGGCACAATCATGGGCACAAGCCCCTTGTCCGCAGTTGGCGGTTACTTACCTGGCGCAGCTGGTAGTGCATTGAATACTGGCTTGACCACAGGCCTGCTTGGTGCAGGTATTGGCAAGATTGGCGGCATGAGCACGCAAGACGCCTTGAAGATGGGCCTGATGTCTGGTGCATCGTCAGCCGCGCTTCAAGGTCTTAAGAACAACACAAGCATGATGAACGAGCCCGTCTCACTTAACGAGCCTGGAACACCTGCGGAGGGCACTGGCCGCTTTACCGGTATCAACGAAACCGGACCTGCTGGACAAATTGGCGCAGCTGGCACAACGGGCACAGCGCAAGACCTGCTTGCAAATCAATCTGGCGGCACTTCTTCTCTGCAATTGCCGCCTGGAGCAGCCCCAGAGGCAGGATATACCGTTGCGGGCGCAAATGCTCCTAGCGGTTATTCTCCTTTGCAATTGCCCCCGGGTGCAGCTCCAGAACCGGGTTACACCGTGGCTGGTTCACAGCCGGGCTTCATTGACAAGCTGGTCTCGGGTGCTAAGGACTTGTACACTGAATACCTTTCTCCAAGCCGTGCTGGTCTGCCGGCAGACGCCGGCATCATCCAAAAATACGGTCCCTTGGCTCTTGCAGGTACTGCTGCCGTAGCAGCTGCAGGCGGCATGAAGACCGACCCTGTCAACCAGAATCCTGCGTTTAACCGCAACTACACGGGCTCTGACTACATGAAGGACAACCCTGACAAGTTCAGTGGTGGTCTGAGCAGTTACACCAAGCCTACGACACCGGACAGCCCTATTGTTCCTACACCGTCGTATGGCTCGATTCCTATCGGCGCACCCAGCACCGTTGTTCCTATGGGCGTAACCAACCGCCCTGCAGGGGTTGCACAGCCTTACAACGTATCCGGTTTGTACGGCATTCCAATCATCTACGGTCCAGACGGTAAGCCACGTGGTTATGCCAAAGGCGGCGATGCGCAGATGACAAACTTCCCGCGCAAGACCGGCCCTATCAACGGCCCTGGAACAGGAACTTCGGATGACATTCCCGCAATGCTGTCGGACGGTGAATTTGTGTTTACGGCCAGGGCCGTGCGCAACGCCGGAGGCGGCAGTCGTCGCAAGGGCGCGGCCCGCATGTACAAGTTAATGAAGAAGCTCGAAGGCGGAGCCGTTAAGGGGAAATAAATGGCAGAAGAAACAGTCACCCAACAGATAGTCCGGGAAGCCCCGGAGATTGAAGCGTATAAGCTCAAGCTACTGCAAGAAGCCCAGAAGCTGGCCTTCAACCAGAGCGGAGGCCAACCGCTTGCCCAGCAGCTTCCCGGCTATCAGGTAGCGGGCTTCTCTCCTGCTCAACAAGCGGCTATGAAAGCCGCCGAGCAGCAAGGTGTAGGGGCGTTTACACCTTACATGACCGCTGCCAACCAGGCACTGGGCGGTGCGTACAACACCACGGCTGAAGCCGCTGACATCTTGCGCGGCGCAGATACCCGCAACCAGTTTACCGATGCGCAAAAAGCCATCGGACAAGCTGCCGGTGCCACGGGCAACATTACCTCGGGCATTGGCCAAATTAACCAAGGCCTGGGCTACCTTGACCTGGCCGCGCAGCGCGCAGCTGCATCCGACACCACTGAGCAGTTTGGCGCGGCGCGTCAAGACATAGGCTCGGGCCTTGGAGCGCTGTCCACGGCCCAAAACATGGCCGCGTTGTCAAGCCAAGCGGACCTGCGTCCTGCAACGGCCGCGATCGCTCAAGGTATTGGCGGTTTGACTCAAGCGCAACAATTGGCGCTTGGCTCTGGCGGTGCGGACTTCAGCGGTTCTCAGGCTTTGATGCAGCAGGCTGCCGGTCAGCTTCAAGGTGCACAGCCCCAGTTTAACCAAGCCAGCCAGCTGATTGGTTACGGCGTTGGCCAAGGCCAGCAAGCTGTTGGCATGGCAGCGCAAGCTGCGCGGGCCCCGGGCATTCAACAGGGTGTAGGCGCAATGTATGGCGGCGCGCTTGCGTCTTCTATGGCAGCCGAGCAGCCTGGTTTTGGCGCAGCCGAGAGAGCGCTTGGTCAAGGTATTGGTACTTTGGGTGGCGCACAGCAAGGGTACGACCCCCGTTCTGCACAATCCTTTATGGACCCGTACCGTCAGCAAGTCATTGACGAGACGATGAAGCAGATGGACCGCCAAAGCTCGATTGCTGGCCAAGGCTTGGCAGCGCAGGCGGTAAGGTCTGGTGCGTTTGGTGGTGAGCGTGAAGGCGTTCAACGCGCAGAGATGCAGCGTAACTTAATGGATCAAAAGGCCTCCACCATTGCCAACCTCTTGTCTCAGGGCTACAGCCAGGCACAAGCAGGGGCGATGGCCTCCTTTGAACAACAGCAACAACGTCAAATGCAAGCTGGCCAGGGTATTGGCCAACTGGGCGCGCAGCAAGCCCAGGTCGCAGCACAACAAGCTGGTCTTGGCCAGAACGCAGCGCAGCAACTCTCGGCAGCGGGCCAGGGCCAAGTAGCTGCATCAGCACAACAAGCCGGTTTGCAGCAGCAAGCAGCACAGTTGGCCGCGCAACAAGGTCAGTTGGGCTTGCAAGCAGGCTCACAGCTTGGATCGCTAGAAGCACAGCGCGCGCAGCTTGGACAAGCAGGCGCTGGTCAACTTGCCAACATTGGCCAACAGGTGGGCGCGCAAGCGGCCCAGCAAGCTCAATTGGGCCAGGCGGCAGCCGGCCTTTATGGCAACCTTGCACAGCAGCAGGCCGCAGCAGGGCAAGGTCTTGGTCAACTTGGCGTTCAACAAGCGCAACTTGGCCAGGGCGCAGCAAACATCTATCAACAAGCCGCTCAGCAGTACGGCAACTTAGCGTCCCAAGGCGGTGCGTTGGCTGGCCAAGAGGCTTCCATCAACCAAAACATCTCCAACCTGATGATGCAACAAGCCCAAGCGCGCAACCAAGCCGCTCAGACAGCTGCAGGCATTTACGGTCAGCAAGCACAGCAGTACCAGGGCCTTGGCCAAGGTATCGGCCAACTTGCTTCACAGCAGTTTGGTATTGGCCAGCAGACCGCTCAAGGCCTTGGCCAGATGGCAGGTCAGCTGGGTCAACTTGGCGTACAGCAAGGTGCGTTGGGCCAAACGGCTCAGGCTTTGCAGCAGGGCGACATCAACTTCTTGTACAACGTCGGCCAGGCAGGTCAAGCGTTCAATCAGCAAACACTGGATGCGCAGCGCGCCAGCGAGTTGCAAAAGGTCTACGCACCGTATCAACAGGCTGGTTTCTTGTCCGACATCTACAAGGGCGCACCGTCCTCGCAGATGTCCACGGCCGTGGCAAGCCAGCCATCGGCAAGCCCGTTCCAACAAGCGGTCGGCATTGGTTTGGGAGCAATCTCAACCGCTGCTGGCGCGAAAAAAGCTGGTCTTTTCTAAGAGGTCAATATGAACAAAAAGATGATGCGCGAAGACGACGACATCGAAAACATGGGAATCATGCAAGGATTCATGGACTCCATGGCCGATGAAGGCGACGACGAAGGTGAGGGCGAAGACCCTGAAATGATGATGGAGCGTCGTCCTGACTCTCCTGAAATCTTGATGAACAATCTGCGGGGCGACATGCGCTCTGTTGATGCTCGTCGTGACGAATTGGCCGACCTCGTAGGTTACCAAGCTGCTACCGAAACGCCTGAGCAGGTGCTCGCGATGCTGCAGCCTATCCTGGCGCAGCAAGGCGGTGGCGGTATTGGCGCGCTTCCTCAATCACAAGACATGGCCCAAGGGCCACAGCCCCCGATGATGGGCGGTGCTCCTGGTATGCCGCCTCCCGGTATGCCCCCAATGCCTCCTGACGCTGGCATGGCTCCTCCTCCCCCTGATCAAGGCGGTATTGCGGCGCTGATGGCAAGCATGGGCGGCGGTGCTCCAGGCGGTGCTCCCCCTGGCCCACCGGGCGCTCCGCCCGCGATGCCTCCAGGTGACATGCCTCCTGTGGCCATGGCACGTGGTGGGTACGTCCAAAATTTTCAAACAGGGTCTAGCCCGGCGGGTGTGACCCCTGTAGAAGAAACAGCTGATTCCGAAAAGGAATTGCTGGTGTACCCGCCTGACCTGGTTGCAGCTGCCAAAGCGCAGATGAACACCCTGTTGACTTCAAAGCCTCAGGCTGTGCCGACACTTGCAGCAGGCATGAAGACACGTTTGCCTGAATACCAAGCCTTGCTTGGCGCTGACAAGGGTCGTGGCAACGCAGAAGCACAGCTCTTGTTTGAGTTGGGCCAGCGCGCGTTTAACTTTGCTTCTAACACGGATGAAGCAGGTCGTCCATTGCGCGGCGGTTTCTTTGGCCGTTTAGCCGGTGCAGCCAAGACGCTCCCAGGAGCCATTGGCAAGCACGTTGAGTCCATGAACAACATCGACCTGAAACTTAAGACTCTTGCATTGCAAGCGTCTGAGAAGGATAAGGACCAGGTTGTGGCACAGAACACCAAACTGCTGGACACCAAGGCTCGCGTCTTTGGCGACATTTTGAGAGAAAACGCCAAGGTCGAGGCTGCAAAGCTCAAGGGCCTTCCCAGCAGCATTTTTGGAAAAGGCGACTGGCAGTGGAACGTGGTCAACATGCCTGGCATGATGGAGCGTTACGCTGCTGGTGCAACAACGCCAGAAGAAGACAAGCTCGTCTCGTCTGCCATTACCGTGTTCAAGACACCTCGCTTTGAGACCCGGTTTGACCCAGTCACACGCGACCCGTTTACAGTGCAAATGCCTGTCATGATCCCTGACTTTGTAAAGGAAGCAGAGGCATCACGTTTAAAGATCGGCAAACCTGGTGCGTCTACTCCAGCATTGGTGCCTCCTGGTAACCCCGTGCGTGTACAAGGCGGCTCAACAACTGCTCCTGCAGTTAGCGCGGCCCCTGGAGCGCCGACCACGGACCAAGGAGCTGCACCCGCTGTAGCCCCTGCTGCCGCACCGGCGACTGATGTGCAAACTGGAAAATCTTCGTTGTGGAACGACCGCTTCAAGATTGCAGGACCAGCTGCTGCAGCCATTGGACTTTTTTCCAGCATTCCTGGTCTGGGTGACCCAGCCGCACAGATTACCTTGGCGCGTCAAAACGCCGAGTTGGAAGCAGAGCGCTTGATTGAAGCCATGCTCAAGAGCACACAGGGCAGTGTCAACGAACAAAAGCGCTTGGAAAAAGTGCTCAACATTCGTCCTTCAACTTGGAACGATCCAGACGCCTACGGCACGCGCTTGATAGCGCTTGGCGGTGCTTTGCAGTCCGGCATTAAAGAGTTTGACCAGCAGGGCAGCAACACGTCTCCTTTGGCTCCTGCCGACAAGGCAAAGGCCCGTCAAAAGGCCATGGAGTACCGTAAGTTTTATTTTGAGTTAGGGCTCCCACGAGCAGTCTTCAATCAAGCGGAGGTTGATAAACTGGCCCCTGGAACTGAGTTTCTTTGGCAAGGCACGACGCCTCTTAAGAAAGACTAGGTATGGCAGAAAAAACAGAAAACCAAGAATCAAGCATGCCTGTGGGGGCTTCTCCCATTGGAGGAAGCCCAAGCACGCGCATCGTCACTGAGCCTTTTGCAGGAGATGATGCAGCACTGCCTGTGGGAGCTACTACCTCGCGCCCGACTCTTGGCCAACGGGCCACGGAAGTTGGCATTGGAACCGTTCAAGGTGCAGCGCGTGACACGCCTGTCGTGGCTGGTGCCTTGACTGGCTTTCGCCTGGGCATCCCCATGGCCACAGCGACGGCTCCATTTATTGGGCCCTATGCAGGTGCTATCCCTGTTGTAACGACATTGGGTGGCATGGGCGCTGGCTTTCTGTTTGGCAGCGAGCTTGATCGCTGGTTCCCTGCTGTTGACCGCGAAGACCTTGTGCCTTACCGCGAAGGCGGCAAGACGTTTGGTTCTGCAATTGCCACGGCTCCCGCAGCATTTGGCTTGCCCCTCATGACCGGCAACCGTGTGTCTAGGTTTGTCTCTGCCCTTGGCGAGACAGCGCGTCGCAGCCCTCTTGCCTTTATGGGCACTGAGGCAGTTACTGCTGGAACAATGGGTGTTGCCGGTGGTGCGTCTGAATCTTACTTCCCAGGGCAAACAGGTGTTCGCCTTGGAGCGGAGCTGACGGCAGGTGTATTGACCCCTACCAAGCTGCTTGTCAGTGGCTTGGACCTAGCCAAAACTGGATTAAAGTCAATAAAGTCGAGCTATGCCAATCGGTCTAACTCGTTGGAATTGAAGTCTGCCAATATCCTCTTGGATGCGCTTGAAAAGAGCGGCGAAGACCCTGTTGCATTAGCCAAGGCCCTGCGCATGCAAATTCCTGGCAGCGTGCCTACGCCTACTTCTGGTCAGAAGACAGGCAGCCAGGCCTTGATGGACCTGGAAAGTGCTTTGGGTGAGCACCATGCCCAGTTCGGTGGTGAGACCAAGACACAGGCGATCAATGCAATGCGTGCCTACCAGGCGCTCATTGACAAGTTGCAAAGTATTGGCAACCCAGAGTCGTTGAAGATTGCTGCGCAGCTGCGTCAGCAGAACTTTGACAACATGCTCAACACGCGCTTGGCTGCTGCAGATGCCAAGGCCGCGCAGAAGATTGCCACGATCAGCAAGGACACCCCACAGGCCCGCGCTGCGATCGGTGACATCGTCAAGACTGAAACTGAATTGGCCTTGCGCCAGGCCCGCGACTACGAAAGTGAGTTGTGGAACGGGGCTATTGAACAGATGACCAAGCCGGTCACTACCACTAGACAGAGCAAGGTGCCTATGGAGGGCCGCGAGGCTCAACGTATTTTTGATCGCACCGGCAAGTGGCCCATGGTCACGATCAGCAACCAGGTGATCAAGGCTCCTGTCATCAAGCCTCAGGCCACAGTTGATGCGTTCTTAAACCGCGCTGCTAACGTAGGCGAAGCGTTGTACGACTCTGCTATTCCTGAGCCTGTGCGCAAGATTATGGAGTCGCTGCGCGTGGACAAGGACGCTGTGCAGCAGTTCAAAGCAGGAAAGGTAACACAAGAGTATTTGGATACCAAACAGGTGCCCTTTGGCTTCAAGCCCAACCCTAGCGAGATTGGTGTTGATGAGCTGGTCAACTACCGCTCTACGCTTTTGAAAATGGCACGTGAAGCTGCTGGCCGTGGCGAAGTAGGCAATGCTGACTTCTACGGCTCATTGGCCGAAGGCATGCTCAACGACCTAAACACCCTGAAAAACCCCCTATTTGACCAGGCGCGCCAGTACTCTAAGAGCCTGAACGACGTCTTTACCCGCACCTTTGCCAAGACAGCCTCCATCACTGGTGACACCACCCGCGCTGGTGCAGAGCGTCTGGCTCCTGAGTTGCTCGTGACCCGTGCTTTTGGTGCTAACGCGGACGTCACCGCATTGCGTATGGAGCAAATTGAAGATGCTGTAAAGTTTGGTCGCACACAATACGATGAAGCGGTAGCGAAGTTTGGCAAAAACAGCCAACAGGCCAAGAACCTTAAAGCCATGGCAGAGCTCTCCGACACGCAAGTGGTGTCGATTCAGGACGCACAAAAACGTGTATTGAATTTGCTTGCAGGAAAAGCAATTAAATCCTCGGAGGACCCCGCCACCGGCAGGATTATTCAGACACTAGATACTAACCAGTTACTTAGATTCGCCCAGGAAAATGCAGGAATGCTTGAAAAGCTGGGCCTTATGGGTGATTTGCAAGATGCTTCTCGTGCCGGCAATTTGCTTCTTCAGGTGAAAAATCAGAACAGCGCCATCAATAAAACTTTGCGCAATCAAACAGCCTTTTCACAGGTACTGGCAGATGAAAATCCGAGCCGGGTTATTCGTGACGCCTTGACAAGCAAGTTCCCTGTCAAGAACATCACCAACATCGCCAAGCTGGCCAAGGCAGGCGGGAGTGGCTCTACTGACGGCATGAAGTCCGCTTTGTACGACTACGCCTACACCAAAGCAGGCGGTAACTCTGGCAAGTTCAATATCCAGGCCTATGAAGACGCACTCTTCAAGCCTATTGCACAGAACCAGCCTTCGATGATAAACATCATGCGCTCAAGTGGATTGATGTCCCTCACTGAGGTCAAGGATTTGCGTCGTTTGATCAACCCGATGGTCAAGATTGAAACAGCGGTGAAGAACAACATCCCACTGGATGATGTGATTCAAGGCGCTGATGCGGTCACTGAACTGGCTCTGCGCGTCATAGGCGCGCGAATCGGTACGGCTGCATCCCCTGGTGGCCCAGGCTCCCTGATCGCCGCTTCTGCAGGCTCTAAGGCCGTGCGTCAAATCTTTGACAACCTGCCTAATGCCACTGTGCGTCAAATCTTGGAGAACGCGGTCAAGGACCCTGAGGCCATGGCCATCCTCCTTGAAAAGGGACGTACACAGAAACAACAGGCGGACACCGCCAACCGCTTGCTCAACTACCTGGGCAGCATGGGTGTGTCGGTCGGCAAAACCGCTATTACGCCAGCACTGAACTACATCGCGCCCGAAGAGCCACGGCCCTCGCAACTTCCACCGTTTGCTCGTGGCCCAGTGCCAGCGGGCATGAAGCGCCTGTACTACGACGTGTCCAAAGAGAATAACCTGCAAGTTCCTCCTTTTACACCAGAAGGACAGGCCGCGCGCCAGCTGCGTTTGTTGCCACGCGACAAGAGAATCCCACCAAAGGCTCCAAGCACGCGTGGTGTACCAGGGCTCACGGACCAAGCGCCAAAGCCTCCTGGTGCAGGTGGCAGCGGTGCTCCGACCAATGCCAACGCACGTGCAATGTTCCAGTCACTCTTCCCGTTTGATACGGTCACTCCGATGGTGGGCGCGCAGCCTCCGAAACAGTAAGCCGGTCGAGCCATTCGGACTTAAAAATGTCCCAGGCTCGGCCCGCAATCGTAAACTCCTGCGTCGTCCCGTCCTGCACTGCAATCAGCACTGCAGCGTAGTCAATTAATGTGCCGTGTTTCCAATCATGCGCAACAGCATAGGCTGCCAGCTGGTGAAAGTAATCGGTAATGTACTCGTAGCGCTTGGGCTTGACGGATTGCTTAAAGTCAATGATGGCCAACTTGCCACGGTACGTGGCTACCAGGTCAGTGGTGCCGGCGTAGCGGTCCTGGTAATACAGCCCCACCTCAGAGCCGTGAATGGCAGAAAGCCCACCGAAGTATTTGTTGGCCAAGGTAAACGCCATCTCGTGGCCTTTCATGGCCTTCCAATCAGTGCCAAACTTCATCGCATCGCCATTGATGATGCACTCAAGCGTGGCGTGCATGTTCGTGCCAATGTAGGCCGCTTGCTCACGCTGCCTGTCAGCCTCTGCCTGGCCCACGCGGTTGGCCCATTCCTTGAGCGCTGTCTTGTCTTTTGTGCGGTCCAGCACCGTGGTCACAGACGGCACCTGTACACCGTTTGGCAAAACATAAACACGTCCTGTGGGCGCGTCGTTTCGCTCGAGCGTTTCGTACATGTAGTCGTTTGACCAGGGGATTAAATGAGCCATTGTTTAATTTCCTCTCCAAGTACTTGTGTTGCGATGTCAATCTTTGCCCGCAGCGCCTTGACGATTTTTTCGTCCACGGTGCCCACGGCAATCAGGTCAATGTAAGTTACGTTTTTGGTTTGGCCAATACGGTGTGCACGGTCCTCAGACTGCAGCCGTTTTTCCAGGTCAAAACTGTTGCTGTAGTAGACCATTGTGTTGGCCGCTGTCAAGGTCAAACCATAGCCGCCAGTGCTGGGATTGCCCACAAAAAAGCGCATCTCACTGTCAGGGCTTTGAAACTCTTCCAGCACACGCTTACGCTCGTCCATCTCAGTGTCGCCGTAGTACATGCCCACAGAGTTCATGCCATATTCTTTTGAAAGCGCTAGCTTGATGGCTTCAATGTCATGCCGGTAATTGGCCCAAATGATCAGCTTTCCGTCGGTCTCTTCAACAATGGCAAGCAGTTCATCCATGCGCTTGTTTGGCAGCTCAATCACAGTGCCGTCGTCCAGCTTCACGTGGCCACAAACGATCTGATGCAGCCGCATCAGCTGCGTGAGCGCGTTCACAGTGCTAACCAGGCCGCCGTCAATCTGCGCCATGGCAAAGGCCCTCATTTCGTTGTAGTACTTGAGCTGCTCAGGTGTTAAGTCCACCTCACGCTTAACATACAGCTTGTCAGGTAAATCCAAGCATTCCTCTTTTTTCACGCGATACGCAAAGCGATCGAGCTTTTCTTTCAGCTCATCCAAGCGGCGGTAGCCAACCACCTGCTTGAAGCTGTGGGTGTTGAGCTGGCGCTCCACTGTGACGGCGTAGCGCGCCTGAAACACGTAGTAACTACTCACATCCAAACAATCGTCAGACAGGAATGCGCACTGTTGATACAGGTCCATTGGGCTCTTGGTGACCGGGGAGCCTGTGAGGATGCGCCTGTACCGCGCGCCACGGCCAACCTTCTCAGTGTTCTTGCTGCGCGCTGACCCGGGCGTCTTAATCGTTGTGCTTTCGTCGATTGCCATCATTGCGTTGTGCACAAGCAAAAAGCGCTTGGCGTATGCCGTGCCCTTGGCAGTGCTAAAAGCCTCGATGTTCATCACCAGGATTTTTAAATCTTCCGTGACGGTGAACAGATCATCCATCGCCTTTTGCTCGGCCTTCCTGGGGTTGGGCGACCATATGGCCATGCGATATACAACATGGTCGGGTAAGTGCTTAGGGATTTCGGTGTCGTACCAGTTGCGGTAGACGCCTTTTGGGGCTACGATCAAAAACCCGTTGAGTTTGCCCTTGTCATAAAGCATCGCCACGTTGTTGATCAGCATGAAGCTCTTGCCTGTGCCCATGTCGGCAAAGAGCGCAGCTACCTGGTATTCCCAGAAGCGCTGAAGATATGCCTGTTGATGTACAAAAGGCTTGTTCTTAAACGGATAGGTAGATAAAAATTGGTCCATGTGTTCTTCTTTCTTGCAGGGGGTTGCAATTCCCTGAAAAGATAGTGTACACTGGTCATTCGAATTTAGAAAGGAGAAATTCACGTGCCAAAGGTTTACGTCGTCTCAGAGACTACGCAACACAACATAGCAAGCGCTCTGGATTACGGCCAGATCGAAACCATTTTGCCGCCCAACGCGCAGATTGCTTTCTCTGTTGTGCCGACAGTCCGCCGCATCCAGCGTAAGCTAGAGAAATTTTCCGATGAGGACTTTTTGCTCCTCATTGGAGACCCCTCTGCCATAGGCATTGCCTGTGCAGTAGCTGCCAGTAAAAACAATGGCCGCTTTAAGTGCCTCAAGTGGGACAAGCGTGAAAGACGCTATATTCCATTGGAGGTTGATTTGTTCAAGAAAGGAGAAATAGATGAGTCTTACGAATTTGTTTGAAGATGACGCAGGTGCGTTAAAGGTATCTGATGACCAGGTATCTGGTATCGCTGGGCTTGCCAAGCGTGCCAAGATGCTGGAAAAAGAGATCGCTGAGATGGAGGAAGTACTCTCAGAGCGAAACGATCAGTACCGCAAGCTCACCGAGCAGACTATCCCTGAGGCTATGGCCGAGACAGGGATGAAGAAGTTTGTGATGGAAGACGGCAGCAGCATTGACATTAAGCCGTTTTACGGAGCAAGCATTCCAAAAGCACGTCAAGCTGAAGCGTACCAGTGGCTACGTGACAACGGCTTTGACGACATCATCAAGAACACCATCAGCGTCCGTTTCGGTCGCGGTGAAGACGAGCTGTCAGTTCGTCTACTGAATCTACTGGGCACGCAAGGCTACCCTGCCGAGCAAGCACAGAAGATAGAACCCCAGACTCTCAAGGCCTGGGTTAAAGAGCGTGTCGAGAAGGGTCAAACCGTCGACACAGAACTTTTTGGCGTATTCATTGGCCAAAAAGCAATCATCAAATCAAACTAAACAAGGAAAAGAACCATGGCTAAAACCGAAATCGCGGAACAAAAAGCCGGTACCGCACTGGCAATCATGAGCGACCTGGAACAGGACGCTGGAGCCGGCTTTGACGGCATGACTCAAGAGGACTACGCACTTCCCTTCTTGCGTCTTTTGACAAGTACCAGCCCTGAGGTAGGTGAAGTAGATGGCGCGCTGCCAGGCATGATGCTTAACAGCGTGACTGGGGAATTGTTTGACGGCAAAAAAGGTATCTCCGTTGTACCTTGCGCATACGTGCGACAGTACATCGAGTGGACCCCACGCGGTCAAGGCAGTGGTGCACCTGTGCATATCTATCCTGCAACCAGTGACATCCTGTCAAAGACTCACAAAGAGCCTGGCGACAACAAGGACTACCTGGACAATGGTAACTACATTGAGAACACTGCAAACTACTACGTGATGATAATCAGCGACGCAGGCGTGCCTGAGCCAGCACTGATCACCATGAAGTCTACGCAGCTTAAGAAGAGCCGCAAGTGGAATTCTATGATGCAGTCGGTCAAGGTTCAGGGCAAGAATGGCTTGTTTACACCTCCTATGTACAGTCAGTTGTACAGGCTCTCAACTGTTGCCGAGTCCAACGACAAAGGCAAGTGGTACGGCTGGGAAGTCGAGCGTACTGGAGCTATCGAGTCCGCTGACATCTACAACGCTTCCAAAACATTCGCACAGTCGGTCGGTGCGGGTGACGTGAAAGTGAAACACGAAAGTGAAATTGGAGCAGCCGGTAACGGTTCAGCGCCATTCTAATTTTCGGGGTCGAAAGTGTTTGGGAGACTGATAGTTGAGCCTTGTAAAGTAGCGCTTTACAGGCAAAACACGGGTACCCCTTCCGGCGTGAGTAGGCCCCACCTCACTAGAAAGAAGAAATGACCGACATCACTCGGTTCAAAGCGATCTTTTCCGGCCTGGACATCGCCTATGGAACATACAAAATTGAATCATCCCGGGGAGACGGGAAGCAGGCAGGTAAGGCCGTCGTGGTGCGCAAGCCACCGACTGACGACCTGTGGACTAAGCACCTTGAAGGCGTTGAACCGAGTCTGGGAATTATCCCGATCAGGGCGGATAACTCCTGCATCTGGGGCTGTATTGACATTGACCAGTATCCACTGGACCACGTTGGCCTCATAAAAAAGGTCAGAAGCCTTGAGCTTCCAATGGTTGTGTGCCGCAGCAAGTCTGGTGGCGCGCATGTCTTTCTGTTCACCAAAGAACCTATACCCGCTGCTGAGATGCAGCGGTTCCTCAAAGCCTGCGCCGCCCTCCTGGGTGAGGCAGGCCGCGAGATTTTTCCCAAACAAGCTGAAATCCTGGTTGACCGTGGCGACACGGGCAACTTCCTGAACCTGCCGTATTTCGGTGGGGACCAGACCATGCGTTACGCCATCAGGAATGACGGCACGGCTGCCACACTGGAGGAGTTCTACGAGCTGTACGAGCAGTGGGTGCAAGGCCCTGACCTTAAGTTTCCTGAAGAGCCAAAGGCCCCAGATCATCCGATCAAAGACGGGCCGCCATGCTTACAAGCCCTGTGCACTCAGGGCGTGCCCGAAGGCACACGCAACAACGCACTTTTTAACATCGGCATCTACCTCAAGAAAGTCATCCCCATACATTGGGACGACGCCCTGGTAGAGCACAACCTGAAATACGTTTCACCGCCGCTGCCCAACAACGAGGTTCAAATCCTGGTTAAGCAGCTGCACAAAAAAGAATATCGCTACAAGTGCAAAGACTCACCGCTCAACAGCTTTTGCAACAGCGGGCTTTGCAGAACACGCAAGCATGGAATCGGGGCCAACGGGCCAGATGCCCCACAGGTGTCATCATTATCCAAATACAACTCGGAGCCGCCGTTATGGTTCCTCGACATTAACGGCAAGCGCATCGAGCTGGATACAGAGAGTCTGTTTGCACAAGCGGCTTTCCAAAAAGCCTGCGTCGAAAAGCTCAACCTATTGCCCCCTACCCTGCGCAAGCAAGACTGGGAGCAACTTCTCAACGCATTGCTCAAGGAAATGGTAGAGACCGAACAGATCACCGAGGCCAGCGAAGACACCAGCATTACGGGCCGCTTCAACGACTTGCTTGAAGAGTTCTGCACACACTTGCAGCAAGCAATGGACCGCGAAGAAATTCTCATGGGCCGCCCATGGACAGATGACAACGAGGCCAAGACCTACTTCCGCATGAAGGACCTTGAAGCACACCTGGTGCGCAACAACTTCAAAGGTATGACGCATCCAAAGATGGCGCAGCGCCTGAGAGACCTGGGCGGCGAGCCGATCAGTCTCTTCCTCAAGAACCGCGCAGCACGCTGCTGGAAAATCCCGCGCTTTAGTCGCCAGGACGCACCGTTTGAAACCCCCGAGCAACGCACACAAAGGAGCCCATTCTGATGATGAAAATTGACGGACATGACGACGCAATCATCGGGCCTGCAATGGTCTGGACCGAGGACATGTGGGAAGACTGGGTAGAGGACGACGAATGACTACCACCAAAGTTTTCGGCCCACCCGGCTCTGGCAAGACGACGTTTCTTTTGAGCATCGTTGAGCAGGAGCTGGCAGGCGACGTGCATCCGATGAAAATCGGCTACTTTGCTTTCACTAAGAAGGCTGCCACCGAAGCGCGCGACCGGGCCATCCAGAAGTTCCCCAACCTGAACCCCGACACCGACTTCCCGTTCTTTCGCACCCTGCACAGCCTGGCATACCGATGCCTTGGCATCAGCACCAAGGACATGATGTCGCCAGAGCACTATAAAGAGTTTGCCCTGGAGGCAGGCATTGAGCTGGCCATCGAGAACGGCGACGAAGAGTTTGCGGTCAAGGCCGACAACCCCATCCTGAACGAGATCAACATCGCCCGCATTCGCGGCATGGACCTGCGCACGCACTACAACAACTCCAAGATGGAAATTGAATGGTTTCATTTTGAGTACGTCGAGCGCGCTTACCGTCACTACAAGACATCACGCAATCTGCTGGACTTCACCGACCTCCTGGAGCATGTGCTGCTGGAGCCCGAGCGCTTGCCCAAGTTGGAAGCCTTAATCATCGACGAGGCACAAGACCTCTCACGCTTGCAATGGAGGCTGGTCGAGCAACTTGCGTTGCGAGCCCAGAGGTGCTTTTTGGCAGGCGACGACGACCAGGCTGTCTACACCTGGGCCGGAGCCGATGTCGCGAGCTTCCTGGGGTTTTCGGGTGATGTCAAAGTCCTTGACCAATCTTACCGAGTCCCCTCGAAAATCCACGCCCTAGCCAACCGCGTGGTGACACGCATCAAGCAGCGCCAGCCAAAGGTCTGGAAGGCCCGTCAAGAGGAAGGCAGCATCAGTTACTACAACGACTTCAGCCAAGTCGACATCAGCCACGGCAACTGGCTTATCCTGGCCAGCGCCAACTACATGCTCACCGACATGCACGACTGGATTAAGAGCCAGGGCCTGCTGTTCGAGCGCCACGGACAACGCAGCGTCAGCGAAAGCATCCTGATCGCGGTGCTGGGCTGGGAGAAGCTGCGCAAGGGCGGAGAAGTGCCATACCACGTGGTTAAGATGATCTACAAGTATATGGACAGTGACTTCATCAAGCATGGCCACAAGATGCTGCGCACAGCTGACCCGGCAGCCATGTACACGCTTGATCTTTTGACAGAAAAGCACGGACTTCTTTCTACAGAAATTTGGCACAAGGCCCTGACCAAGATCAGCGAGGACCGCCGGGACTATCTGGTCTCTTTGCTGCGTCGTAATACAAAGCTCACGGGCCACGTGCCTATCAAGCTGTCCACAATCCACGGTGCCAAAGGTGGCGAGGCAGACAACGTGCTGCTGCTATCGGACCTGTCCACGCGCTTTGCGAAGGACTACGAAAAGAATTCGGACGACATCAATCGTCTGCTGTACGTGGGTATTACCCGCGCCAAGCAAACCCTGCACATCGTGCTGCCAAAGAACGAACAGAAAGGCTTCAGATTATGAAGCGCGAAACAAAAACGCTGCCAATGTTTCCTCGGATTTCCGAGTGGCTGCCACCTGCCTCTTTCCCTAATCTTAGTGAAGCTAAAGAGATTGCAATTGACCTCGAAACATGTGACCCGAACATGGAGAGCCTGGGTCCTGGTTGGCCTAGAAATGATGGCTACATTGTCGGTTACGCTATTGCTGTTGACGGTTGGGCTGGCTATTTTCCTGTCGCTCACGCTGGCGGTGGGAATCTGGACAAGCGCATCGTGGAACGCTGGATTAGCGACGTCTTGGCTACACCCGCAGACAAGATCATGCACAACGCCGCCTACGACCTCGGATGGCTCCGGGCCACGGGATTTGAAGTAAACGGCACGATCTACGACACCATGCTGGCAGCACCTGTGCTGGATGAGAACCGTTTTGCCTACAGTTTGAATGGTCTGAGCTTTGACTATCTCAAAGAAATTAAGTCTGAACAAGGCTTGAAAGAGTCCGCGTCTGACTTCGGTGTGCACCCCAAAAAGGAATTGTGGAAGCTGCCTGCCATGCATGTGGGCGACTACGCCGAGCAGGATGCGGCGCTCACCTTGAAGCTCTGGCATAACCTTAAACCACTCCTCATCAAAGATGAGGTTGGATCAATCTTTGAGTTGGAAACCGAAGTGCTGCCTGTGCTTGTGGACATCACGCTCAAGGGCATCAACTTTAACCGCGCCCAGTGCGAACGCCACATGACTGAGATGCGCAGGAAAGAAACCGAAATCCTGAAGTACTTAAAAAGCCAGGCTGGCATGCAGGTGGACATCTGGGCCGCGCAGTCCATTGCCGCTGCATTCGATCGCCTGGGCATCCAGTACCCCAAGACAGCAGCTGGCGCGCCGAGCTTCACCAAGAGCTTTCTGGACACGCACGAGCACCCTATGTCTAAGATGATCCTGGAGGCCCGTGAACTGAACAAGACCCACGGCACGTTCCTGGAGCCTTACCTGAAGCACAGTGCCAAAGATGGGCGCATTCACACCCACTTCAACCAGATGCGCAATGAGGAAGGTGGCACGGTCACCGGGCGTCTGTCGGCCAGCAACCCGAACCTTCAACAAGTGCCCGCGCGCCACGAAATTATCGGCCCGATGGTACGAGGCTTGTTCTTGCCTGAGGAAGGACAGGTTTGGGCGGCAAACGACTTCTCCTCGCAAGAACCACGCTTATTGGTGCACTACGCGGCACTTCTAGGCCTACCAGGTGCGGAGAAAATGGCACAGGCCTACCGGGAAGACCCCAACATGGACTTTCACCAGATGGTCGCTGACTTAGCCGGCATTAAACGCAAGGCTGCCAAGACAATTGGTCTGGGCCTTATGTACGGCATGGGCAAAGCCAAGCTGGCCACACAGCTGGAGCTGCCCATGGATGAGGCCAGTGATTTGATTAACACCTTTCACGCCAAGGTCCCGTTCCTCAAAGGCACCGTGGACGCTGTCATGAAACGCATTGAGCATCCCGTCTCTGGCGGGTCCATTCGCACCCTCTTGGGCCGCAAGTGCCGCTTCCCATTGTGGGAGCCAGTGGAGTGGGGCGTGAACAAGGCGCTGCCGCGTGAGCAGGCCGTCATTGAGTATGGGGTCAGGATCAAGCGTGCGGGTACCTACAAGGGCTTAAACCGTTTAATCCAGGGGTCGGCCGCAGACCAGACCAAAGCCGGCATGGTGGCGCTGCACAAGGCAGGTTTTAGATTGTTGTTGCAAGTTCACGACGAAGTAGCCCTGTCCGTCAGAAACATCGACGAGGCCCGCGAAGCCGCTGACATCATGGCCAAAGCAGTGACCCTGGAAGTTCCCTCCCGTGTTGACGTGGAGACTGGACCGAGCTGGGGAGAAGCAGCATAATTGAGGTGGGGATGACTGCAGTTGCCCCACTCTCCATTTGAGAAGTTCGGGCTGGGGGCTTGCTCCCAGCCCATTTTTTCCGATACACTGATAAATTCAATAGAAAGGAGAAATAAATGGGAAGATCACCAAAGCCACGAACTCAAGTTGTACCTGCTCATCCAGAGCCGTACATTCGTCAGCCAATGAAGAAACGTGGTAGACCACGGCGTTCAGGTCCTAAGAAGAAGGATCGATATGACGCTGTACGTGCGTCACCCTCCAAGCGCCCTGGACAACGGTGGATCACCGTGTCGTTACCAGAGAACGCGTACTACATGCTCAAAGAACTCGCCACGTTTTACAAAGTAGGTATGGGCGCGTACATGGCTGAGTTACTTAAACCCGCCTTTGACCAGGCCTACAAAGAATCACTGACGCTGCAGCGTATCGCCAATAACCGAGAGAAAGCTAAAAATGAAATACAAGACCGAGATGACGTTCCCCGTCGAACTCACTTTTGAAGTACTCCCCGCCATGCTGGTGGAGGACACCGAGTTGCCTGAGCAGCTGGACATCACCAGGATTTTGTTGACCATCACAGGCCCCAGCGGCAAACCTCGCCAAGTGGACATCACCAAAAGTTTTTCAGAGGAACAGATGATGCTGTTTGAAGACGAGATCATGGAGAACTACAGTGAAAATCCTGCGCTTTGAACGTAAAGATGAGGCCGTTGCCTGGGCCAAGAAAGTCATTGGCATCGACGGCATGTCAGGCGACGTCACGGCAATAAGCCTGCTGGACGACAAGGGCGACTTCCTGGCCGTCACGGTGTTCTCTGCCTACACAGGGACCAACATCGACATGCACATCGCTGCACGGCCCAAGAGTCACTGGCTCTCGCGTAGTTTCTTCAACGCGTCGTTTGAGTTGCCGTTCAGAGTGCTTGAAGTACCACGGGTCACGGGCCTTATCCGCGCCGAGAATTTAAACGCCCAGCACTTTGTTGCACGCCTGGGTTTCCAATATGAAGGGCGCATGCGCAAGGCTTTTCCCGATGGTGGAGACTTGATGCTTTATGGGCTACTTCGTGAAGAATATTTAAAACATCCATGGAGTAAAAATGAAGATATCAGAGGAGCTGTGGGTACTAGCTCAGAAGGCCCCGAAGGATCAACAACCCTTGTTGAAGGCAGTGGGCAAACTACTTGAAGATCAGAGATTGTGGCGTGAAGCCTGGTTAAATGCAGAAAATAAAGTTGAGTTGTTGACAAGTGAACTAAATGTGTTAAGATCACAGCTCAAACACAGAAAGGAGAAAGAGCGCAATGATTAAAAAAGCCCTTACCAGAGAGCAGCAGGTATTCAAAGAACTTGCTGCAACAGGGAAATACTTCAACACCGGCAAAGTATTGATTGGTCTTAAGTGCCAGCCAAAGCCTGCTCCTGTGACACCTGATGAAGCGTTTCTACAAAACATTTTGTTAGGTAACTACCGTCCTTTGTTTTGCCGTTCAAAATGAAAAAGCGCAGCAAGTACCGCCCCCGCACCGTGCTCCAGAATCCACTGGAGTTTGTGCTGTCAGGCATGAAAGCCGTCAAAGATTTGCCTGGCATTTACCTCGACGTACAACTTAGGAACCGCTCCGCCTTGGATCAAATTCGCAAAGGCGAAGCGACCAAAGAAGACATCGACATGTTGATCGGCGCATTCAATGTGACTGAAGCGCTGGCCACCATGGGCAAAGGCCATGATTGGCTTGAAGAGATTCATCAAGGACAAGATGCCCTGCTGCAGCTATCAAGACGCGGCGTGGCCAACGGAATGCGGTTCATCATGACAGCCAAGCAGTGGGAAGCCTTAAAGCTGGTGATGGACCTGCATGAGGAGCAGCTGGCGCATGCCACTGTGCATGACATAGAAAAAGCGCACGACCATGTTCTGTCGGTTATCCGCCAGGGCAAGGCACGTGCAATCGTTCAAACTCAAAAGGAAGCAACATGAATAAGTCAGACAAAATCAGAGAGTATTTCCGCAAGTACCCCAGCGCCGATGTGGCCAAGGTGGCAGCCAAGTTCCAGGCCCCCAAGCCAATGACCTATAAGCTGCGAAAGCAGGTTATTGACGGCACCCAGTTGATCACAACACCAGCAACGAATGGTCGCAAGGTTACGGTCACTGCCACGCAGCTGGCCGTTGCAAAGAAGCTGGGCATCAAGCCTGAGGACTTTATTCGCGAAGGCCTGAAGCAGGGAGTGCTGCAGTACGACGACGAGCGCAACTTCACAGGTGAGGTTCAAGACACCAACATCGACCAGACCATAGACGAGAGGGCCTTGGATTACGGTAAGTTCAAGGACAGTGCTGCGCTGATGCAGAGTATCAAACGACTGCTCGCGGACCACGCACACCGCCACGACAAGACGTTCGCTGACGACCAGTGGGAAGCCCTGGAGATGATCGTTCACAAGATGGCGCGCATCGTCAACGGCAACCCCGACAAGGTCGATCACTGGGTGGACATCGCCGGCTACGCCAAACTGATCGCGGACCGCTTGCAGGGTAACGCACGGTGATCGTTGAGGAGTACTTCAAACAGATCAGATTGAAGGTATTTATCTTCTTCCTGGTATCTGTTTGGATTTTTTACGAAACCTGGGTAAAGTACTAGACACAATTTGTACGATACCCGTATAATTTAATTTCCATTAACAGAAAGAGAGAAATAAATGAACTTCAGTTTGAACATCCATCGCGTCAAGAGCATTCGCTTGAGCGCGGTCCGTCTTAACCAGGCAAGCGCTACCCGTTACGCTACCAGGGACTTGATCATTGAAACCAGTGAGGGCAACTTTGAATTGTCCTTGTTCTCGATATACGTTGACGAGGACAGTGAACAGGAGCTGCTGGAGGTCAAGGTATGACCGAATTTGAATCCACTTTCTGCGGCATCCCTTGCATCATCCGCGTGACGCACTGGGAGGGCTACGTGCCCGCCAGGCTATCCGGCCATCCCGATAACTGGGCACCGTCCGAAGGTGGTGAAGGTGAATGGGAAATCCTCGATATCAAAGGCCGGGCCGCGCCCTGGCTTGAAGCCAAGATGACCGACAAAGAACGCGTCCGTATCGATGCAGAAGTTTTTGAACGCATGGAGAATCAAGATGAAGATTACTAAATACAAACGCCGCACCTTTAAAGATGTGGCAGCCGAGGCCTACGCCAGGGGCTGGAGTGATGGGCGCGAACAAGGGCGCAAGGATGCCCAAAGCACGCCGGTTGCAGTGTCCCTGCGCAAGTTGGCCTGGTCACGGATCACGGGCCTGTTCAAAAGGGATCGCCATGACTGATAAACGTATGGGCCTGGAAGAGACGTTGGAGTACGTCAAAACCCTGACCGAGGACCAACAAAAGGTCTTTGAATTGGGAGTTAACAGTGGCAAGCTGCAGCATCACGTAGGTGCCGTGACCCGACATTACACCGCAGGCTGGAACGCGGCCCTGGACCTCATTGCGTTTGACCTTATTAACGAATTTAAGCATGCATTTGGCGACGACACGCTCGAGAGTATCGCTGCATGGATCAAGGAGCATAAAGAATGAACTTTACAGAATGGTGGGAACAATTGACCAAGTTTGAACAACACGCCATCGGCGAACACAACGCCAAGTTTGTCTGGGAAGAATGCCAGAAGTACACCCTCATGACCATTGAAGACGCGTGCAAGGCCCAGGTGGCCTATGACCAGGGCATGAAGGACGGCAGAGAACGCTACGAGGTCCACGTGGCCGGCTGGGTCCTATCCCCAGGTATGCAGCCAGGCATGATTTGGATCAGCGACGCAGGAGGCGAAGGCGGTGATTTTCACATCGCAGAGCTGGCCGAGGTCATCGGCAAGTTTTATCGGGAAAAGTTTTGATTTAAGGAGAAACACATGATTATTAAACGTGCTATTGCGGTAGAAAGCCTCACGAAAGTATGTGAGGAAAGTTTAGGCCTTATTAAGCAAATGATTGAAGCTGACAACGAGGTGTACGCCAAAGGATACGAAGATGGTATGGCGGCTCAGGCTGAAGTTCAAAAGACTTTAAGACCTTGGGTTGGGTTAACGAAGGACGAACAAAGTTTTGTTTACAGCAGCTTGCACGAATCAACTTTAAGAGAAGATTCTTTTTGGGTAGATTTTGCAAACGCCATTGAAGCCAAACTCAAGGAGAAGAACAATGGATGAACTAACAGAAGCCAGCTTAGAAGCCGTGCTCATAAAAATTCGCAAACACTTGGATGAAACTAGCAAAAGGGTCAGCTTGATACCAACTCAGTTGATTGTCCGACCATCAGATTTAGAGGCGCTTGGACTAACTGTGGATGAAGTTACAAAAATGATTAAGGAGAAGAACAATGTATGACGATGGTCTACACGAAAAGGCATCCGTTTTTGCCAGCAATCGCAGAGATGGTTACCTTGCACAGATGCAACTTGGCAAGGTTAAAAAGAAAACTCAAGACGAATTAAATTGGATTTGGGTGGCGCACTACGAAGGTTACAAAGAAGGTTATTGGACGGCAACAGCCAAAGGAGAGCAAGCATGACACAAGATGAAATCATTGAGATGGCTAGACAGGCGGGATTTTTTGTTAAGGACGACGAGGCGTATAGCCCGTCAAACCAAGAAGACCACGAATTAACACCTTGCCTTGAGGTCTTTGCCAACCTTGTAGCAGCTAAAGAACGAGAACGAATCATTGCGGCGAATGCGCCAGAGCTTGAGAAAGCTAACGCGCACATCAAAAGACTTGAAGAGCAGGCATACGACTTGTTGGGCGAACTAAAAGTTGCCAACATTAAACTGTCCACCCCACCACAGCGCACATGGGTGGGGCTGACGGATGGGGAAATCGCAAGAGTTGTCAGCCTTGCGGGGTTTTCTCCGGACTGGGCTGAAGCGCATATTGCAACTCAAATTGTCAGGGTACTCGAAGCCAAACTTAAGGAGAAGAATACATGAAAACCATCATCCACGTCAACCAACACGTCGTTAAAGCCAACACAAAGAATGGCACAAACGACCCCGTTCTGACCATAAAAACCTATAAAACCAATAACTACGCACACGCCGTGGAAATTAAAGGCCCCAGTAAAATCATGTATTCTCCTAATAAGCCGCTATCGTGCGGAGCAAAAGTGTGGGTTGAAACCCAAGCACCAGTAGAGGTAATCGCATGAGACCCGCTATCTTTTCAACAGAAAATCCCCCGCAACCAATCACCTGCGTAGAAACTCTTGAGTACATCAACGGCCTGCGCAGAAGAATTGAAGTGCAAAACGACCAAATGGAGCAGCTGGCCGCCCAATCGCAGGAGCTTTTGGGAAAAGTCCAGCACCTGACAGGAGAGGTCGAGAAGCTCTCCCTGGACCTGGGTATCCAACAAGGGGATGCCGGGCCAGGGTGGCAGAAGGTCGACCAGTGACCACCGACAAAGAGCTGGCGGCAAAGTTTGCCCAAGCCCTGTGGATGGGCCACGAGCCACGGCCCATGGTCCAAGTGGTTTGCCTCACCATCGATGGACAGAAGGTTGTGTGCCTGGGGCCCGTGTTGCATGTGCCGCCCTTAGGCCTGCACGTCGGGGCTATCCAAGAGATTGAGTTCGGGGAGCTGATCCCCGCTGAGATGGCCGCCAGGCTGCTTAATGGGGAGTTTGCACAAGGGATGGGGGTTCAATGAGCGCCAGGTTTTCGATTCGGTTGTCCAGGGTGTCGCCGTTGGCGTGCTCTACAGGGGCCACGGGCCACTCGCCATGGCCCAAGAACCAGGCAATGTCGTGTGCGTCCAGCAGCCTCCCGGCAATCCCGATCTTGAGACGACCATTGCGGTCCAGCGATCCGGCAGGATCACCGGCACGGACACGGTTGCAAGGCCTGCGACGCCAAAAAATCTCGCCGGTGTCTTCGTCATAGCGCAGGAGGTTGTCGATGGCGGTAAGATAGTCAGTGCTCATGTCGTTGCCTTTTAACGATGGTGGGAAGTAAGGCCCAGGTGGTCCAACACCTGGGCTTTGCGCATTTTAGGGGTTGCATGGTGGTTTTGGGGCGGAAAAGGGTGATTTGTTAGGGTTTGTAGGTACGCGGATCACGGATCACGGTCAATTTCGGCCTTTTAGTAGGACAGAAATGAAAAAGTAGTTTTATTTTTTTTATTTTTTTAAAATTAGACGTAATAGGAGTAATGGTGTAATAGTTAAATGAAATCAATGTGTTATGAGAACACGTTACATTACACATAGTCAATAGATGTAATTTACATAAAATGCGCGCGGACTGACTTTTTGAAAAAAAAAAAACATACTCTTCCTCCACAGAAGCTACATAAAACCCTGAATTTGCCCGTTTTTGCCCTTGT